TGTACCAAACATCAGGCGTTTTTGCCGCGCGAAAAGTTCCACGTCAACAGGGCAAATTGGAACGGACTTCACACGCAGTGCAAAGAATGCCGTCGAAGCCGCAATAAGAACAATACTGTCGGCGCCGTGCGCGAGATCGTCGAAACTTCAGTTCAAATCTGAAAGTTTTACTGCCCTCAACAGATTCTCTCGTTTTCCAGCCCTGTAACTACTTGTAGTTACCCTTGCGAACTTTTCATTTGAAAGGTTCGTTTTTTTCCCTACCGTTTCTCTCGCAATGCAAAAGGCGCTTTTCATCCCGTTTTCCAAAGTGGATTCTGTTCGACGCGAAGTTTCTGGCGTCGTGACGGCCGAAGCTCCCGACAAAGATCGCGAAGTCTGCGATTACGAAAAGTCGAAGCCGTACTACCAAGCCGTGATCGCAGAAATCGGCAAGGCGACTGACGGTCAGAATTTTTTTCCACTCAGGGAGATGCACGGATTAAAGGCCGCTGGCAAATGCATCGGTTTCAATTTCAACGATCCGGAAAAAGAAATCGAAATGACTTTCAAGGTGGTCGACGACGACGCTTGGAAGAAAGTCGAAGAGCGCGTGTACACCGGATTCAGCCAGGGCGGGCGCAAAATCGGCGATCAGACGCCGGATCCCGTTTACAAGGGCTGCATGCGCTACGTCGCGGCGCCATCCGAAGTTTCGCTGGTCGATAACCCATGCTACCCAGGCGCGCACTTCGCGTATGTGAAGGCGGACGGATCGACGGAGATGCGGAAGTTTCTGCGTACCGAGATTCCCGCCGATACTTCGCGTATCGACGCGCTCGAGGAACAAATCGGCCTGCTCAAAGCCGCCAGCATTCGGCAGGATGTTCAGGATATGACTGCCGGCCAGCCCTATCTGGCCAAAAAGAAAACGAAGCGCGTCGCCGGCGAGGATCTCCCGCAATCCGCATTCGCCTATGTTGGCGATCCGGACAAGACCGAGACGTGGAAGCTGCCCATCAAGTTTTCGAGCGAGGCCAAATCAAAATCGCACGTGCGGAATGCGCTGGCGAGATTCAATCAGACGCAGGGCATCCCCGCCTCGGAAAAAGGAAAGGTGCGCGCGAAGATCGTCTCGGCTGCGCGGAAGTACGGCATCGACGTCAGCGAGGAAAACGAGAAGATGGCCGCCGTGACGGCGATCATGCAAAAAGCCATCCGCCGCTACGTCAACGCGCACAACGAAAATATCGTGAGCCCGGGTCTCAAGAAACTCGACGCCGAGCTGGGCAAGATTCTCCACAAGGGCATGTACGACGTTTCGACGCTGGCCTGTTCGATCGAGCAGTTGGCGCGATTGGTTTATTGCTGCGCTTGCGAGCAGGAGTGGGAAGGCGATGAGGACTCGGTTGTCCCCGGCGCCCTGGCGGACAACGTTGCGGATTTGGCGAGCACGCTGATTGCGATGGTGGACGAAGAAACGCGCGAGCTCGTTGCGGAAGTGCGGAGTCACGTAGCTTAGGCCGCTTGCGGCAGGAGGAAGTGAAATGTTGAAGCTAGATAATCCTCAGGATCTTGCGAAGGCCGGCCAGGCCCTCGGCAGTTTGTTCGCGCGGCAAGCCGCCTCGCTCGAAAAGAGCTACGAGCTCAACAAGGCGAGTGCGACGCGGCATGTCGAAGCAGAAAAGAGGCACCGCGCCGCAGCGGACGTGCACGAAAAGTTTGCCAAGCACAGCCAGGAACAGGCTGACGGCATGGACAACGACCACGAAATGAAGGCACACCTCGTGGAGAGCGCGAAGCTCGCCCGGGCGCAGGCCGACATCGAGAAGGCCTTTGCTGATGCCGAGCACGCCGACTCGATCGATTTCCAGAGCCAGGCCGACAGCCTCAAGGCGGATATGGATTCCATGAAGTCGATGGCTTCCGAGTGGGGCGCGACCGTCACGATCACGAAGACGGCGGGCGCACCGGTGGCGGCAGCAGCTGCAGCCGCTGCTGGTGCCGCAGCTGGCGGCAATTTGACTGGCGTCGAGGCCATGCTGCAGGAAACTACGGCCACGCTCGTCAAGCGGACGCTCGATTCGTTCGAGAACGATCCGACTGTTGCCGAAACAATCCGCGAGGTGGTCATCAAGCGCGTGCAGGAAGCGCTCGGTGATCAGGTGCAGCCGACGCGGGTAAACGGAATCATGCCGGGTTATCCGCAGGGCGTGCGGCCGGTCTTCCGTCCGGGCCAGGAACCGGTTGGCGGGGGCGCGCCGAAAGTTCAGTCCGAATTTGCAGATCTCGTCAAATTGGACGACTACTGATCTTTTTTGTGGTTGCCAAGTTGGGCGTCGAAAATTTGAGATCGAGCTAGGAGAACGCGATGCGAGTTGACGAAAGAACCTATCGGGACAACGTGGTTTACGCGCGAGGCCAGCTCGCCAAATCGATGACTCCTGGCTCGGAGCTCGCCGTGTTGATGAAGCGAGCGATGCCGAAAACACTCGGCGGCGAGATCGAGCCCAAGGATTGGTCGCTCGACCATCCACTGGTCAAGGCCGTCGGGCGCCAGCTCATCAAGGCTGGTCTGTCGACGGTGACCGGTTTCAACTTCTACGATTTGCGCGGCCCGGCGTATTTCATTTTCCCGTTGCTGACGCCGTTCCTCCAGATGATCCCGCGTATGGGACGCGTGAACGCCGGCGTCGGTACCGCGGCACACTGGAAGGCGACGCTGAATCCGAACGCCACGTTCGTGTATTCCGGCGTGCTCGAGGGCCAGCGCAACGCGACCGCTACGCCGAACGAAGTGGATTACCTGGCGACGTACAAAGAGATCGGCATGGAAGGTGGCGTGACCTTCACCGCGCAGTTCGCCGGCGAAGGGTACACCGACAACCTGGCGGACGAGCATTTCCGGAACCTAGCGCGGCTGCGCCTGCAGGAAGAGATGATGATCCTGTGGGGCAACAGCGGAACCGCTGCTGGCAACCTCGGATTTGCTCTCGGTCAAGCCACCACTCCGACGCAGACCATCGCGTCCGGTACGGGCCTTGGCAACGGTGCGAACGTTGTTTCCGCCGTCGTTGCGATCACCGCATTCGGCATGAACCCTGGCGGACAGGCCGGCTACGCGGCAGTTCCGAGCGTGACGAACGGCCTCACCACGAATTACACCCGCTTGAACGCCGACGGCAGCTCGACCAACGTCGCGTGCGGCTTGAGCCAACTTTCCAACGTCGCCGCCATCACCACGACCAACTCAACGTTCCAGCAGGTGACGCTCTCGATCCCGGCAATGAAGGGCGCGGTAGCGTACGCGTGGTTCTGGGGCGTGAACGTCGCGGCGGCCACCGGCAACGTCAAGCTAGGCGCGATCACCGCGTGGCCCAGCTACACCGTGACGGCGCCGGCCGCTGGCACGCAGCTCGGGAACGCCGCGGGTCTGAGCACCGACAACAGCTTCCAGCCGACCGATTTCGATGGCCTCGGCACCTACTCTTTCCAGAACGGCCTGTGGACTGACATGGGCGGCGGGTCATTCACGAACTCGGGCAATGGCCAGGTGGCGGAACTCGAAAGCGACCTGGAATATCTCTGGAATAACTACCAGGCGCAGCCCGATGCGATTTGGGTTTCGGCCGACGTGCGGCGATCGCTTGAGCAGGCGATCATCTACAGCTCGCAGGGCACGAACAGCTTCATCTTCCAGTACGAGCGTGACAATCAGGGCGGCCTGCTCGGCGGCTTCTTCGTCACGGCGTACAAGTCGAAATACAGCATTTCGCCCACGGGCGGCGACGCGATTCCGATTCGCCTGCACCCGATGTTCCCGCAGGGCACCATGCTGTACGACATCAACACGAACCCCTATCCGCACTCGCGCGTTCCTGCGGTGCGGACCATGCTCCTGCAGCGCGATTACTACGCGATCGAATGGCCGCTGGTCACTCGCCAGTGGACCTTCGGCACGTACGTGCAGGAAGTCCTCGCGCACTATATGCCCTGGATCTCCGCGATCCGCACCGGCATCGGTCCGTTCGTCGCGCCGTGCTGGATCGCCGCTGCGGTCTTCGGCGAGAACTTCGAAACCGGTCCGCGGGTCAATCTGGTCCGCCGGTGGCTGGTCGAGAAATACGAGCATCGCAATGCTCTCTCGATGTTGGTGATGGGCCTGTACCGGAAATATGGGCAGGCGATCGCCAAGCGCGTCGAGAAGGGTGGGCTGTTGAAGAAGGTCTTCACGAAGGTCTTCAACCGCGTGCTCGCGAAGGCGCAGACCGAATACCAGAGCGCATAGCTTTTGGGGACCGTCCTAACGCTGGGTTGGGACGGTCTCAGTTTTGGGAGGGTTCCATGCCAGCGTACCAGGGCTCGAAGCCGCACGTTCCGACCGCTGCGCAGCAAACGCAGCTCGCGACCCTCAAGGCTACCGCGGCCACCGCGAATGTGACGCTGGCCTCAGCCGTAACTTCGCACAAGAACGCGCAAGCTTCCGCTATCGCCGCGAACAAAGCCGTCACGGATTACGAGGCCTATATCTACGGCGGCGCCGGATCGCGCGCCGATTCGACCGGAATCATCGACGACGGCGGTGCCGGCAACACGGTCTAATGGCTACCACTCCGACCACGATCACGATCACGTATGGTTCCGGCTCGACGCAAACGCTCTCGATTCCAACAGAC